CTCTTTCAGATGACCCACGTAGATATAACTAGAAAGAACCTAGTGGTAGCAAGGCATTAGGCTCTACGCTTTAAATTATTAGCAACATTTAACTGTAATTGTCTACGTAGGTACAAACCGAATGTTTTTTGTATAGCATCTTCTGCTTCTTTTTTAGCAGGAAATATTGCAGGGTAAGTTGCGTTAGGTTGTGCTATAAACAATGCACGTAATGTAAAGTTTCTTTCCCTTCTGTATACACCTGCTGGTCTGTTACCACCTCTAGGTTTACCGACAAATATATTATTACCTTTATGTTTTCCTGTACCGATTGCTGTATATAATTTGTTAATAGTTGACTTAGTTATGTTGCCGTACCTGTCACGCTTAACAGCCTGAGTAGGAACTAATATACTATTTCCTGGTATGTTTGTAGCTGTTGGGTGATTAACAAATAATGCATCATATTTAGGTAATCTATTGCTGCCAAATATATTTTGGTCTAAGTATCTACCCATGTTATAAGGTCTGTCTTTAGTCATTATTACAGATGTTAATGTAGCCTTTCTTGCAACTGTTGCCCTAAAACCTTTCTGTGTTTGTTTCTTAGGTCTATCTAAATAACGTCTTGATGACCCTGCTAACCTGTTTAGTGCTGACTTTTGTTTACTACCTGCTATAAATTTAGAGCCTTGTACAGAAGCATTAATAGCCTGTGCTATAGAAAAGGGTAACTGTTTTGTATGCTGGTTAGTCCACTTAGTAGCCTGTGGCAGTTCTGACTTTATATCTAACCTTATAGCCATTAGAAGGGTATAGTAGCTGTCTCTTCTACTTTAGCCTTGATGTTGTGTGGATAGTCAAAATCTGTTACTGAAAAGTTAATTTTAGAAGCAGGTTCATTATCTTTGTTCATATAGTTATATATGCCTGTAACCCTACCTAATACAGTAACTTTGTATCCCTTTTTAAAACTATCTACAATAGATTGCCAGGCTTTGCCAAATACTGTGCAACTAACATAGGTAACATCTTCTTTATTGTGGTTCACTGCTATTGTAAATTTTGCAACATCATATGCACCTACTTGAGCATATTCGGCATCACTTGTGAGGTTGCCTGTAATAGTTGAGTTAAACATTTTTTTCTGGTAAATAGTTTGAGATCAGATAGTTAATACCTGATGAGTAGGAATAATTGTTTGCTTTACACCAATCTCTAAATTTTCTGTGATTATCGTATGAAAGTTTAGAAGATACAAGAAAACGATTTTTCCAATTTGATGCAGCAACGTCAATAGGTCTAGTTTCAAGTGGTTCATTCATTTGTTAGCAGCTAACCATTCTTCTATAAAGGTAACGTGTTGTGGTTTTGTTATGTTGTCAGATAAAGGAGTATTACGATTAAAATTAAACTCTATATATAGAGCATCAGCTAATGTGCTGTAGAGTTTTTTATCCTTAATAAGCAATTTACCTACTATCTTTAAATAGTATTCTTTAGTTTCATCATCTAATATTGTAGGCATACCAACAGCCTTGTTTTTATTTATAGGTGTTACTTTATCTTCCTGTATATCAGGGTTGTATACCTGTCCGTCATGGTCTGGGATACCTGCTGTAAGGTTTAACAATCCTAGTAATAAGTAGCGTTTGAAATATGTAAGTGCCTGACCTGTACTATATAGTTCATTCTTAGCAATACCTTTAGGCAGCAATATTTCACTAGGTTGCAATGATTCACCTGATATATGTAATAGCTGCACAGTAAGTATATTGTTATCTTCTACTATTTTTGTTGTGTTAGTAACAATTAATCCATTCTTTGCCAGGACAGGATTTACAACAGATAAGACACCAGATAGATCAGCAAACTTTCCATATTGTGCATTAGCCTCTTCTTTAATTGTGCCTACTTCCTGTATAAACTTACATAAGGCTGCTGTTATTTCTTTTGTCATTTGTTTCTTTTGTAGATTTTGTTTTGTAGTTTTTCTAGTTGATTACATAATTCAACATCTTTTTTTTCTAGTGCATAAGTCCAGAATTTACTAATAGACCTTTTAACTAAATCAATTTCCTTATCATCTAACAGATAAGCTTTCATAGCTCTCATACATTAAATATATTTGCCTTAGTATAGCTATGGTTTACCCTTATGGCAATCATGGGTTTTAATAATCTGTCTTAATCGTTCATTATCTGCTATTACTTCTGCCAACAATTCATAAGGGTCATTTATCCCTGCTAACTCTGTTCTTAGCATTTTTATACGTCTATTTCTTTTTGCTAATGTACAGGACATTGCATCAGCTAGACTTATGAGCTAACAATAACATATATATAGTGTATGTGAAGATTTAATACAATCCATATAGCGTTACGTTGTTCTCTTGGTTTTTAAATGGTCTATTAATGTACAAATATTGTCTAATTATTTACCAATTTATGAACACTTTAAGGCCAGCTTTGGACATGGAACTTATTACCAAGATTCTAGAAATAAAGCCAAAATACATTACAACAACTGCATTTTTAAATTTACTTTTAGAAGATGCGTACAATGCTAGATGCAAAAATGAAAAAAATATGGCACTATATATACATAAAGATAATAAGTTTGAAAGTAATAAATTAGACAATAAGAGCATAGATAAAGACTTAGAAAGAAAAGAACAAAAAGAAAAAATAAATAAAAAAGAAAAACAAGAAAAGAATATACCAGATGACTTAAAACACTTACAAACTCTTATAGATGACTTCTGGAAAGTAAAGAAAGGTAGTAAGTCAATACAGGCATGGAAACAACAGATAACAGAATATAGAAAATTTATAGAAAAGTATGGTGAAAAAGTTTTAAGAGATCAGTTGGAAGCAGGTATTCTTGCAGGTACATGGAAGGGCTGCACAATAAAGAATTATGAGTCAATAAGAAAAATAAATAATCCATTTGTTGAAGAAGAAAAAGTACACCCAAACCAAAAGGTTGTACAGTTTGATGAAATGGGGAACTTAATCTAATGGATAGTTTATTTAACGGAAGTGGCATAAGAACACTACGTAAAATGGTTAAAAAAGGTCTAATTAAAGTAGAAGATCTCGATACACCTCCTTCTGGTTGGTTTATAACTATGGGTTATGACAGGGAAAATAAAACAGGTAGGTGGAAACGACTTACACGTTTGAAATCTGGTGCAACACCGTCAGTTCCTGTACATAAATTGCCAAAATATAAAAATGTACTTACAGGTAAAATAACATTTGATCCTGTGGAATATGAAAAGCAATATTAAAGATATTTTAGTACAAGATCCATTTGTAGAGTTTTATCCAGAACCACATAAGTACTACGATTTAAAACGTAAATGCTATGTAGCAAGGTCTGTTAGTGATGTAGTAAAAACGAGTGATTTTGTTAGTAAAAATATGGAGAAGGCTGCAATACGTGGTACAGCAATACATGAAGCTGCACAGATATGGTGTGAAACAAAAGATAAGACACTAGCACTGGCTTATGCAAAAGAATATAGACAATGGGTAGAACATTTAATTAATTATCGTATGTGGGATACATGGGATTGTGTTGCTAATGAATTACGTATGGTTGATAGAAAAAGAGATATAGCAGGTAGTCTAGATGCAGTATTACAACATAAAGATACAGGTATGTTATGCCTGGCTGATTTTAAAACACAAGTTAAGTACAGAAAGAAAAACCACAGGTTGCAGATAGGTGGCTATGTATCTCTTTTATATCAAAACTATCCTTCTATAAATTTATTTAGTTGTAGAGTAATTTATATAACACCAGATGGCATAAAAACACAAGAATATAACCCTGCTGAATGTATGTATGACTATGAAGAAGCTAGATCTCTTTATTTTAAAAAAGCTAGTATAAGAATGTAACTTGCATATGTTAGGGGTATACCCCATACTATGTTTAACTGTTATTCTTTCTCTTGTAAAACAATGTCTTTTGAAGAAGAATTAGAAGCTATTGAACGCGAAGAATGGTTATCTAAGTTTGATGACCGTCAGGTTATGATGGCTGCAAGAATGTTTTTAGAGTGGTTGTATCATTTACCTGATGATTGGAAACCAAAAGAATATACAGAATTTACTATTTAATTATGAACATACAGCCAGAACAATTATTAAGACAGTTAAAAACGCTGCAATTACAAAAAAAAGAAATAGATATGCAGATAACAGAAAAAAAGATGGTATTAGAAAAATATTATTTGGACAGTATTATTATGAGTACATTTAGTATCGAAGGTATTAAGGCAACACGTAGACGCAAACCAGAAAAATGGGAATATACTGATACTACAGCTAAGTTTAGAAAAGATATGATTGACGCAATAGAAGATAAAGAACAACAGGAAAGAGAAGAAGGTATAGCTACTAAATTAGAAACAGGTTTTACATGGTCTATAAGATGAAAACGCAAGAACGGGTAATGAACGCACTACAAAGAGTAAAAGAGCTTTTATTTTTGGTTTCTGATTGGACTAAAAAACCAGAAAAAGAAGATGCACTAAGCAAAGAATTTAATGATAAAAAATTAAAAATGATAGAAGATTTGTATAAACAATTAGGTGAACTTAATGATAGATATATGTTTAACCATAATTCAGAGTTTGCTACTAAAGAATATATTGTTCAATATGATGAACTAAAGAAAAAAATATACGATTTAGAAAAATGAATTTAGTGACACAACTTAGTTTATTTGGAGAACATTGTATTTTAAAAAAAAGATGTAAACCTGTTACACCTAAAATAGGTCATAAAATAGATCATATAAAAATAATTAACAAAATAAATAAAACACTATTAATACACTGTGATTTGTGTGATTCAAAAAGTTTTTGGAATGTAAAACATTGGTATGACAAAACAAATGATAAAAAAAGATCAATAATAAAATATCAACAAAAATTATCTAAAAAAATTCATAAAACAAACTGCGGTTGTCGACATAACAGTTTTGTTCATGGATATACTTTACAACCTGGAACTAAAGAGTATAAATTAAATGAAATTTATAAATCAGCAAAAGCAAGAGCAAAAAAAAGAGGTAAAAATTTTAAAATTGATCTTGAATATTTAGAATCTATTGGTGGGATACCTGATGTATGTCCAATACTAAAAATACCATTAAAACTAAGTGGAAGCAAAATTACAAAAAATTCACCAACTTTAGATGAAATAAGACATGGTGAAGGTTACATTAAAGGTAATGTACGTATAGTATCTCAAGAGTTTAATAGAAAAAAAGGAGATTTATCTATACAATTTCTTGATACTTTAAAACAATATATGAAAGGAGAAATATAATGAACACACAAAAGAATAAGGGCGATAGGGCAGAAAGAGAAGCCTGTATATATCTAACAGCAGCTACAGGGCATACAGTTGAACGTAGGTTTGGTGCAGGTCAGGATAAAGATAAAGGTGATTTAGTCGGTATACCTAATACTGTTGTACAGGTTTGTGATATGAAAGATAAATCAGAAGCAGTATTAAGAAAGCCAAGAGAAGCAGAACAGCAAAGACTAAATGCAAAAGTAGATCATGCTATTACTATGGTTAGATTTAATAAAAGACCAGGATGTAAAGAAGGTGATAACTGGCGTGTTGTTATGACTATTGAACAGTATGCAAGATTAATTAAATGAGAGTATTAGTTGCCTGTGAATATAGTGGCAAAACTAGAGATAGTTTTATTAGAAATGGACATGATGCCATAAGCTGTGATTTATTACCTACAGAAAGACCAGGCAAACATTATCAAGGTGATGTGAGAGATATTATTGATGATGGTTTTGATTTAATGGTTGCACATCCGAGTTGTCAACATTTGGCTTGCAGTGGTGCTAAACACTTTTATCGCAAAAAGAAAGAACAGAAAGAAGCATTGGATTTTGTACGTTTACTTATGAATTGCAACATACCAAGATGGTGTATAGAAAATCCTATATCTGTTATAAGTAGTGCAATCAGGCCACCAGATCAGATAATACAACCTTATGAATATGGAGATCCATACCAAAAATCTACCTGTTTATGGTTAAAGAATTTACCTTTACTTAGACCTACAAAGATTGTTGATAAAGGAGAATTTTATATATCTCCAAGTGGTAAAAAATTACCTGCCTGGTATGCAAAAGATAATAATGCAAAAAATAGAAGTATGACATTTGATGGTATTGCAAATGCATTTGGAGATCAATGGGGTAATGAAAACAGGCTACCTGTGCCTGTAGAACAACTAAGTTTATTCTAATTACTTGACAGGGTATACCCTTGTTGTACATTTAATATTGTAAACACAACCGAGAGGTTTCCAAAATGTCTAATTTTTTAATGATGTTAGCAGCATCAGGGGTTTTTTATACAGCCCTCTCATCTTCTCTATATGACATGACAGTTACAGATTGTAATGCAGGTATAGAACTAGCCTGTAAGGAGGTAAACAGATAAATATAGTCGGGAAGCCTGATAGTTAGGTTTGTGAGATACCCTAACTTGAAAGTTATAGAATACCTACCATAGGAAAGACAGGGCAGAGTACAATTTGGATCTGATCTATCTCCTGACTTACAACCCCATGAAAGGTTTTTTATTGTCTAGTTTAATTTAGGAAATAATCTTTGCTCTAGCATATCTACAGCCCTGTCATCTAATGTATTCGAGCTCTGTTTACAGATTACACGTAACAAATCAATTATTAACCTTTTTGCACCTGTCGTAGATAAGAAGCGTAAGATTATAGGTTTTAAAATTTTGTACATAATTTGTTTGACTTTACAAATATATTGTAGACGTTAAATTGTGTATGGTCATCTTTATGCCACCTTAATCCCCAGGCAAAGCACAGGTGGTTTTTTTATTATGGTTGAAGATCAAGAAGAAAAAGAAGGTAATCGTGTTGAAACGATTGTTAAGATTGCGGTGTTAGTTTGGTCTGCTGCAATGTTAAGTCTTTCTTATTACGAACCTCCTAATGGAAAGAAGATTGTAGACTTTGATCCAACTTTTATTGCTTCGATTTTTTCGGGATCTCTTGCCAGTTTTGGTTTGCAGGTTGGTAAAAAAAAGAACAATAATAATCCTAAAATAGTAGATAATAAAGACACTAATGTAGGTATCAAATGAAGAAACTATTATTCATAAGTTTGTTTTTTATTGCACCTTGCTACGCAAATCCTTTGCCTACTTGGACTACTGGCTCTAGCAACCGTACCGAGAATACTACTCAGACAATAGATCGCACTATAGTCACTGAGAAATACGGATCTGCAATAAACACTTGGGAGGCTACAAATATAACTGCCACTTCAGCAACAAGTGGTGGTATAACTGCTGAAGATGTAGTCTTCACTCCTACCGATAATACTGCTGAATGGACACTAAGCGTGACCACAAGGGCTGCTAGCGCCATGACAGAACAGATTACTCAAACAGATGATATTACGACCACAAGCGTTATTACTAGCTTGTCTGTGTTTAGTCAGTAGTTCTGTTAAGGCAGAAGGTGGTACTGATGTTGTAGCTCAACCTAATGCTGTTGGTAATTCTAGTATTATCAACCAGAATATGAATATTAATAATGGTATGACAGGTAAGTTACAATTTGGAAATTTAGTATGTAGTCAGCCAACTATGGCATTTACACCTTTTTATACAGGTAATGATGCACAGGGTGAAGAAACATATAGTATCAATGAAGGTTGGGGTATGCAGTTATCGTTTATGGTTCCTTTAGGAACTAATAATGAAACGTGTTCTGAGTTAGCAAAAGTAAAACTAGACCTAGCCAAAGAAGAATTAAACAAGCAAGTCCATGATAAGCAATTAGTGAGAGTTTTAAAGTGTTCACAACTCCACGCTAGTGGCTATATGATTAATCCTAAGTCAGAATTTTCTTACCTTTGCTCTGATGTTATAAATATTAGGACTTTTGTTCGTCAGAATCCTGACCTTTTTTCTTCAAGTTCGCAACCTCCTTCTTCAAAACCTTAGTAAATATTTTTTTAAATATTTTCTTGATTTGTGTAACTACAGCTTGCATAGCAATACCACCAGCTACACTAACAACACTTGCAGTACCAGCAGCTATAACACTTGACGCTATAACCTCTGGAGCAGGTATAGGCATTTCACCAAAAAATGGTAAATTAAAAGTACCTACAGTTTCAGATGAAGTATTTACTAAGTTTTGTGGCAGGTTCAATGGTATCTCTTCTTGCTTTATACCTGTTACTTCCTCGCCTTGCTCCTTTTCTTCTTCAGAAGTTTTTGCCTGATCTTCTCCCAAACCCGACTGAACTTGTTCCAGACTTGGAAGGAGTAAAGGATCTAAATATGGAATCTCTGCCACAGGTGGATAAAATATTGTTGTAGGTGGTATTAATATATTATTAGTATCTGGTAAATCAGGTAGATTTATTTCCAATTTTTAGAACGCAACGCCAGTAGCTTGCATTGGTGTATTTATAAGATCAATTTCTGCTTTTATTCCAGCTTCAAGAGCAGTGACAGCGTCCGTTCCAAGTGCATCTTTAACCCAAGTTATCATGGTTGCACTGTCTGGAGTTTTCTTAGATTCGTCAAAAGCAATAAATCCAGAAGGTAGTGACTCAGGCTTGACGTAGGTTATTTCACCTGTGCGTCTTGCCTTCTCTTCTGTGCCATCCATTCCTTTTACTCGATAGACAACATTTGTAAAATAACCATCGGCAACATCTCTTTTACAAGCAGTGCCGTTGATTTCCCATGTGTATGTGATAGCCATGATAACTTTGGTTGAATTTTTACTTTTATTCTACAACTTCTGTTGTAGTTTGCCCTATTGCTTCTTCTTCTTTTACAAGTTCAACTAACTCGTCATATTTATATTTTGCAGACTTAAACTGTTCTAATAATTCTGCATTTGCATTTTTTAATTTTTCCAGTTCTTGAACACCTGCGTTGTACTTCTCAGCAAGAGCTTCTGCTTCTGCCTTACGTTTTTCGCATCTTTCTGATAATTTTGACATGAAATTTATGTAATTATCTTAAAGTGTAACTACTGGAACGTATAACGGCAATACGGCTAATCCCCCTATGTACCAAAGCTTATTGACGGTGAAGTTAATGAACTTAGAAGATATCCGCCAAGTGAAACTATAAACCTTGCGTATGGGTGCGAAGTCGCAGAATCAAAAGTTACTGTATAAGTGTAAGTTGAAGAGTTTGAAGAGCCTGATATTGACGAAGTTACTGTACAACCAGTGCCATCGTTAGTTAAAACATTTAAACCACCATTGTGATATCTATGAGAAACGTGATGCAAATGATAACTAGAAGAACCTACAAACATTTCTACAAAAACAGTTTTACCATTATATGCTGATGAAAACGTAAGTGTAACTGATGTACGAGAACCATTTGCTCCCTTTTGAATATCTAAACTAATACCTCTAGCTGTAGATGTTCTAAAATCACCTGCTACATCTAACTCACCTGTAACATCTACACCATCAGAAGTGGTTTCAAGTTTTTTACTGTTGTCATAAAAGAGTTCTACTGCACCATTACGAACACAATGTACAGCAGCTTCTGTATCATTAACTTGTAATCTTAAATCACCTGTATTTCTAATAAAGAATACACCACTGTAATTATGAATAAAAGTATCCGATCCATTGTGAACAAGTTGCAAATCTTGAGAAGCACCTAACTGTAGTTTTTTGTTATCTCTTGGTAAATTTACGTCACCATTAGAAGTGATTGTAAAAGTATCTACGGTTGTAGCTGCATTTCTAAAATTAATGTCATCACCGTTTAAAAATAACCTTGTATTACCTGTTATCTGTAAAGCTTCTGAGTTACTACCAGCAACAAATATTCTATGTTCAGCACCAGATCCCAACGCTCCAGTTATTTTTATATCAGGATTATGACCTGGAGTTGAAACCTTAATTCCAGTTGAGGTTGTCGCAAATTTTAGTGAATTATCATAGAAGAGTTCAACATCTCCATCTGGATTAAATTTTGCACTACTTTCATTATTTTTAGGTTGTAACCAAACAGTATTACCACTTCCACCTATTCCTTTTATAAATGTACTACCAGTGCTATTTGCAATGATGCTGTTATTTGAATCGTGATAAAATTCAAAATCTTGACCAGCACCGATTTGTAACTTTGCGTTGTCGTTTGGTATCTGTAAGTGACCATCTTCTGTGATTCTTACTAGCTCAGTTCCACTGCCAC